AGCGGAACTGTCCCCTGGAATCTTGCGGAGAACCAAGTTGCCACGTTGACTGTGACAACCAACTCGACAATGAACACTCCTACCAACCCGCAGGCTGGTTGCACCTATGTGATGATCGTTACCCAAGGCACTGGCGGGAGCAATACTCTTTCATTCAGCACAGCGTACAAGTTTGCTGGTGGGTCTGCCCCAGTTCTTTCTACTGGATCAGCGCAAGTTGACGTTCTTTCCTTCGTAACAAACGGAACTGTACTCTACGGAGTATCTAGCCAGAACTTCTCGTAAACTTCAATGCCCTGGCCTGTCCATCCAAACGGCCTGCTTGGAGCGCAAGGCGATTCAGATAGCTACAGAATTGAACGTAGCTTGCGGTTTAATACTGCTGACTCGGCGCATTTAAGTCGCACTCCATCCGTAGCAAGCAATCGTAAAACTTGGACATGGAGCGGATGGGTAAAGAAGACAAAACAAGATGCATATAGAATGCTGTTTGTAGCTGGATCTAATAGCACGAATTATTCTAATTTATATTTTGATGCAACAGCGGATCGGATTGAATTTTACAATCTTATAGCATCAGCAAATTCTGGATATTACCTTACAACAGGGAAATCATTCAGAGATCCGTCCGCATGGTATCATATTGTTCTTTCAGTTGACACAACAGTATCAGCAGGAAACAGGGTAAAACTTTATATAAATGGATCACAGGTTTCTCTTACAATAAATACAGAGTTGGGAAGTAGTGCAGATACTTGGATGAACTCTGCAACGCAACATTACATTGGTAAAGACGCGTCTGGAGCGAGCCAATATTATGATGGATATATTACAGAAATAAACTTCATTGACGGACAAGCCTTAACCCCATCCAGCTTTGGAGAAACCGACTCAATTACAGGCCGATGGAAAGCCAAGGCGTTTAGCGGGACGTATGGTACAAATGGTTTTTACTTAAAGTTTGCAGACAACAGCGGAACTACCGCAACCACGCTTGGCAAGGACTCTAGCCCCAATAGCAACAACTGGACTCCTAACAACTTTTCCGTCACGGCAGGCGCAGGGAATGACAGTCTTGTAGATTCACCTTCTAATTACGGGACGGACACTCTGGTTGGCGGGGAGGTAAGGGGAAACTATTGCACACTCAGCCCAATCGACAAGGGATCAGAGGCAACACTTGTAAATGGAAATCTGGACATTACTTGGTCTGGAGTAAACGGTCATTCATCAAGATCAAGTTATGCAATATCTTCTGGGAAATGGTATTGGGAGGTAACGGCAGGAGCAAATGCGTCTATTGGAATTATACAATCCAACATATACCCATCCCTTAATCAATGGGTTGGAAATAGTGCTTATGGCGCAACTGGAAGTTATGCGTATGCACCAGACGGAAGAAAGGTTAACAATTCGTCCTACGCGACTTACGGATCTGCATTTTCAAATGGGAATGTTATTGGTGTCGCTTATGATGCTACTAACGGGAGAATCTTCTTTTCTCTAAATGGAACTTGGCAAGCATCTTCAGATCCTGTGGCTGGAACAAATTCAGCTTACTCTGGAATTTCTGGGGAATACTCACCAGCAATAGGATATTGGACAGCACCATCAGCAAATCTAAATAGCCTTAACTTCGGCCAACGAGCATTTGTCTACACCGCACCAACTGGCTTCAAGGCACTCTGCACGACAAATCTTCCGACTCCGACAATTAAGAAGCCGAGTAGTTATTTTGATGCTTTGGCTTATACAGGCACAGGCGCATCAAACTCAATCTCTAGCCTTGGATTTAGTCCAGACTTGGTGTGGATTAAGAATCGAGGAACTACTACGAGCCACGCACTTTATGATACGACCAGGGGAACTGGAGCGCAGCTTTCAAGCAATCTAACTGATGCAGAAGTTACAAGTTCAACTGGATTAACAGCATTTGGATCAAACGGATTTACAATTGGTACAAGCACACTTGTGAATACAAGTGGAACTCAATACGTCGCTTGGGCTTGGGACGAAGCACCAATGGCTGGGATGGATATTGTTTCCTTTACTGGAACAGGCGCAACTCAAAATGTATCTCACAACCTTGGAGTAGCCCCCAAAATGGTCATCTACAAATGTAGAAATACTGCGGTCACAAGTTGGGTTGTTGGGCATTCATCAGTAAATTCTGGATCGTCTCCTTGGAATTATTATTTGGTTCTTAATGCAACTGACGCTCAAGCAGCATCTTCGGCAGCTTGGAATAATACAGCACCAACATCGACTCAATTTACTGTTGGTGGTTCATTTACTCCGAATACATTTACATACATCGCCTACTGTTTCGCAGAAGTCGAAGGCTTCAGCAAGTTTGGGTCTTATACTGGCAACGCAAGCGCAGATGGTCCGTTTGTTTACTGCGGGTTTCGGCCAAAACTTATTATTGGGAAAAGAACTGATGCAGTAGAAAACTGGATTATTTACGATACATCGAGAGATTCTTTCAATGTTGCCTCTGCCCAGCTTCAGCCAAATACATCTATCGCAGAGACAACAGCAAACTCTCTAATAGACTTTAATTCAAATGGATTTAAGTTTAGGTCAACTAACTCATTTAATGGAAATTCTGCTGGAGGAACGCACATTTTTATGGCCTTCGCAGAGTCACCATTCAAATACGCAAGAGCAAGATAAGGAGTAACTATGTGGATCACATCAAGCAATAACATCATCCGTCAACCCGAAGGCATTCGCGTTGGCGATGTCAACCATCCAGCCAGCATCTTCTGGTGCTGGAGCAAAGAGCAACTTGCTGAAGTGGGCATTAAGCCTTATACTCCAGCCAGCGTTCCAGAAGGCTATCGAGTTACTGGTGCGTACACAGAGGAGATTGATGGAGAGGTTTTTGAGAGGTTTAACTTGGAGCAAATAAATGACATTAACTGAAATCGCTCAGTACGCTGGTGAGAAGGTTGGCAAAACCGACTCGGATACGCTTACATTTCTTCAGAAGGCAGCAAGCTTGGCTTATAGGCGTGTATGGGATTTTGCACCATGGCGCGAGACTGTTACCAATTCGACCTATTCGGTTGGTACAAACAGGCAGATCACGCTAGGAACGAATGTTGAGACACCTCTCTCGATAGCCTACAACGATGCAGAGGTTGACCCAATTGACCTTGCCACCATCATCAGCCAAGACCCAGGATTACTTTCAGATGAACGTACTGGCGATCCAGATACCTATCATTTTACTGGACGTAACAGCAGTGGCATTGCAGAGCTAAACCTATACCCAAGGTTAAAAACTGCTGGTACAACTCCATTGCGTGTTGTTGAAAAGCTGAAATGCCTTACCCGCACAAACATCATTGTTGACTTTCCTCCATCTCAAGCCGCACTGGATGACGAACTTCGTTTACCACACGTTCATCACTTGGTTCTAGCTTTGACGCATTCTGATGCCCTGGAGCGTGAACGGCAATATGCCAAGGCGCAAGCTATCACCCAGACTGCTAATGCTGATCTTGCAGCTATGGCTAACTACGAGTTGAGCCAGGTTGGTGGAGTTAAGCAGATCACTCCGCAAAGTTTGGGTGAATTAACAATAGAAGAAATGTTCTCGGCGTAAAGGAGGCTTATGCCTTATTACAGCGACAATTTGGACGATGTTCTGTCCTTTGACGGAATACGCAATTTTACTGGCGGTCAAGCCAGCGGTCTGCAGTCCGACTTACTAGCCGAGAACCAAGTACAAGAGTTATACAATATGACCCTTTCACCGAAGGGTAATCTTGAGACTCGCGTAGGCGCAACAAGCTTTGCAACTGGCGCAACCAGCGCAGTAACATCAATTGGCGGGATGCGCTACTACGAGACATCCGCATACCAGCAATTGCTAACGGTTACTGGCGGAAAATTTTATAGCATTGAATCAAGCGGTAGTGCGACAGTGCACGTTGGGTACACAGAATGGGCTAATACAAACATAACCTGGACAGCAGCCACCAGCCAATGGCGAGACGGCTACAGCGTTGCCGAAGACATCGAGGTGTCTTTTGCACAATTTGTTGACAAGATGTTTCTATCTGATTCCGATAGCGACCTACACTTTTGGGACGGAACTGCGGTTGAAAGGCAGGGTGGGAAGGTTAGGGCAATCACAGTAACAACTGGTGGTACTGGATATACCAGCGCAACCGCAATCATTACTGGACCTACACTTGGCGGCACAATGCCAGAACTGATTACGCTGGTAGCTGGCGGGGTTGTTACTGGAGTTACGGTTGTTAGTGGTGGATCTGGCTATGCAACTGCACCTACTGTTACGATCATTGGTGACGGTTCTGGTGCTACGGCAACTGCCACAGTCAGCGCGCCCCCAGCGGGTATTAGGATTTTGGTTAACGCTGAAAACAGATTGTTTGGAGTTGGATCTGGTGCAAACAGAAACACGCTTTATGCCTCTGACATTCTTGATCCTTCGGTGTGGGCAACAACCAACAGCATTGTTGTCAACGGCGATGACGGAGATCAGATTACTGCAGTTGTGCCTTACTACAAGAATAGGCTGATCGTATTCAAGAAGCGCAGGGTGTTCCAGGTTGATATTCCTAGCGATGCTACGTCTGGTGCGGACTGGATTGTTTCGATCATTTCAAATAATACTGGATGCGTGGCAACTGTACTGCGGTGCAAGTAAGCAGCGATATTTTATTCCTATCCGATAACGGCATCAGATCGCTTGTTCGGTCCGTAGCAGATGACTTTAGTTCGGTTGGCATACCAATCTCAGAGGTTGTCAAGGATGTTATCCAGAGCATCAACACGGATTCCATTAGGGTGGCTACAGCAATCTACTACGATAATCGCTACTTCCTCGCAATACCTACTGGATCAAACGATTACAACGACACGCTCTTGGTTTACAATACTGCGTTAAGCGCATTCGAAGGAACTTGGAGTCCTCAAGTTATGCAGTTCACGCTTACGAACTTTAATCAAGAAGGCTCTAGGGCGATGTTCAAAAAAACCAATGGTATCATTGAGAAGTATGCTGGCTACAAGTCTCCAGCTGGCACTACATCTGAAGACTATCAAGATGCTGGAACTGATTACGAATCTTATGTGCGCACCAAGGATTTTAATTTTGGCGATCCTTTCTCGCTAAAATATGGATCGCATTTCGAAGTTATTTTTGATAACTCATACTCAACTGATACTACTGTATCAATCCAGCGTGACATTGATGTTGGTGATATTGATGTCCAATCAAATATCAATATTGCAAGTTCAGTATTGACTCTTCCATTTACATTGCCAGCAGTCCTTCCAACATCTGTAAAAAAGAAACTTGCAAGTGACCTGCGAAAATATGAGAAATGGCGTTTACTTAATATTAAGATTCATAGTGCTGCAAATAAGCTCGCCGTTCGCCAAATAACGGCTGCTGCAAATCCAGATACAATCCAGATCCAACAAACAATATGACGGCTGTGGAGTATATTGAGCAAAGCGGTGTTCCAGAAGCTATGTGGCCTAATCTTACTGAGTGGTTTGGTTGGTTTGAGAAGCAGGGTATGGTAGGCGTGGTTGAGGATAAGGATGGTATTGCTGGAGTGGCTTTGGCTAGGTGCATAAAAGATGGGCAAGAGCCTAATCATTATGTGCATAGCGAAGATGGTCAGAATGTGTTTGTTGATTTGACTATCTCCTCAAAAGGTGCTAAATCCTTGAGATGCTTGCTGTTGCTCCTTTGGGAGCGTTTTGGTCCTCGCAAGCGG